CGGGCCTTGCATTGCCTCCCCTCTTTACTGTTTCTTGGTTGAAAGAAACCCAAACGTTGAGGCAGGGTACCTCCGATCTTGGAAAAGAAGATTGTTTTTATTTGTTTTTGTGTTAATGGCTCTCCACCACACCGTGTCCGGGGGCAAGTTGTCCGATGACCATGCTGCACCATTTCAGATGCACACATTGATTTCTCCGCCAAGAGAACCAGTCACCGCTCCTTCAGGCGTGGTCCGAAGACACACGATGAAGTGGAGAGGAAGAAGAGAGAGATTGTGGATTTGACAGCACCCGTCACCAATAGTTGGCCCGATGACGAGTCTACCTTTCACTGCCGCCGGGAAAGAAAGAACCGGAGACAGGAGAGGGCAGATAGAACGCGAGCAGGAGTAGAGGCAGCTACTCGCTACTTACCAGATGCAAGCCGCGCGAGCGCGGAAAGCGCCTGATTCGCAGCAGAGGAGTCCGGCGCCCCGCTCCATGCATCCTGGAGATCGCGGATGGCATCGTCGATAGTTCGACGAGCACGTTGCGGCTCCGAGGGAAGGGAGGAGGCGTCGAGATGACCGAGGTCAAGGACCTCTCCATCCGAGAGGACGGAGTTCCGACGGGTGTCGGGATCACCTGCTTGCTGCTGCTCAGCGATCGGTGCAGAGGGGGGCGAGGGCTGCGGGGGAGAGAGTGGAAGAGAAGAACGACCCCACGCGATCTGCTTGGCGGATGAGGAGGCCGGCAGCTGCATAGGCGGAAGTGCACTCGGAGAAGACTCCGTAGTGTAAACCACCAATGGTTGCTGCGTCGGCACAGCCTGCTGAAGCAGAACGCTGTCCAAGAGGTCGGCGACATTGCGCTTGAGGCCCATCCTGGCGAGAATCGGAGCAAGCGAGCCCAATAGAGAGCCCGTCGAAAAGTCCGAGTCGATCGGCAGGACAAGAGTCGAACACCATCCGGTCCCAGCCGAAAACGTGCAAGGAGCAGCCGAGATGAAGTTGGCGCCAGCAACCCCACTTCCATCGTACGTAAACGTGTACATCGCAATCGCGATCGACGTGTTGGACGAGATAGTAAGGGTGGTTGGCGCCGGCTTGTTCGTCGTGCTGTTCCAGGAATTCGGCATAAGGGCCAGCGGGGTTAGACCAGGGCCAGTGAGCGTCAATGAGCCAGGACCTGTCACCACCGCACCAGCAGTAGAGCCACTCACGAGGATAAAGAGGAACGCGCCAGCATAGCCGGGAGGCATAGCGATGCGCGTCGGGACATTACCCGTGTTCGGCACCATAGGAAGGGAATTCCTGGGATCAAGAAAGGCACCGTTGCCAGGAGCGTACGGCGTTCCCCCAGAAGTGTACCCCCAATGGGACGCGAAGAACGTGGTTCCAACATGGATGTCAGGCATGATTGGCTTGAGCAGCTCGATGTCGTACATGACCCAGAGCTCACCAAGTTCGGTTCCGGCCGCTACGGACGTCGGAATACCGTTCATGGAGATCTGGAACACGCCGACATCATCGAGGCGCTCATCCTCACTGCTGCCACCATCGGAGAACTTCGCAGCCGAATTCGTAGAGCGGATGTACTTGATGTCGGTGGATGACTGGCTCGAGGCCAGCTCGATGGGGTGAATGAAGGAGTTGGATGGCTTGTCAATGGTGGTGAACTCGTTGTTGTTCACTTCGGTTTGAGTCGCGAGGGGCAGATTCCCGGCATTATACTGCGTCGCCATTGAGATCTCCCCGAGCCCGACCTGAGTCGAGAATTCACTCGACATTGAGACGAACTCGAAGATGATCCCATGTGCGCGGTACTGCTGGAAGTTCTGGGCAACCTGGCTCAACCAGGGGAACAGCGACCCAATCCCTCGCACTCCAGGCTGAATCCTGAAGGGCGTAGTAGAGAAGGCCGAGCTCCCAGTGGCGATCACAGGCATCACGAACTCACGATGCTGAATACGCGGAGGGCCACCGTTGAACTGCGCATTCGCAGCTCCCATCTTCATCGGGAACGTCGCAGCGTTCCAGAGAGAGTTCTTCTTCGGACCTTTCGTCCGATAGTCCCCAGAGCCAGTGATGGCCTTGAAGATACCAGACAATCCGTCCGCAACGCTGCCGACAGCGCCACCGAGGCCGCTGCCGATTGCTCCGCCGACGCCACCAAGCGTCGAACGATAGTCACCGTGCCCTCCGAGCTTTCGGAACGGAGAGGGACGATAATCACCGTGTCCGGAGATACCGACAGGCTTAGCCTTGGCGGCTGCCTTTACGACAGCCTTGACCACTTCCTTCTTAGCGGCCTTCGCGCGAGCTTTCGCAGCTTTGGTCTTCGTCATGATGGCGGGCGTGTGTGGCGGCACACTGGTACATGCGTAGATTTATGCGGAGGAATTCTCTTCCTTCTGCGCAGATTCCGCGACTACACCAGTGTACAGAGCCCACAGCTCATCATCCGTCTTGTACGACTTCCATGCAGCGACCACATCGGGATCTTTGTTCGTGAGTGTTCGGTTACGAAGGTAGGTGATAAGACCAGCGAACCAAGCTCGGCATGACTCACAAGCGAACGTTTCGGCCCGAAAGCCGTTAGCTCGCTGAATCGTGCCAGCAATAGTTCCAACATGGTTGTACACCAACGCATTCGTCCGCATCTTCTCACAATCGATCACGGGCAGGTACATGGGGCCCATAGACGGGACGTCGACGAGGGCGAAATTGTGGCCGAGGAACGGAAGATCCACAAATCGCTCAAAGCGCGGCGACTCGCTTGTGTACTGCATGCCAAGGATAGGCGCGAGATGCAGTACGACGTCCACGTTGAACCAGGAGTGACAATCAGGGTGGACAGTAACATTGAGGTCGTCACCGTTCAACACCACCCTCACATGCTTCTTGAACATCTCAAACGTGTCGTACTCCTCATCCCAGAGGTCTGACCTCTCGAAGAGTTTCTCAAACACGGAGCGCTCAACAGGCGGGGTGTGCGACGGCAAAGACTCCCGCGCGCGTAGCACTTTGACCATGGACCGTCGGAGGTCACATGCCAGCAGCCACAGCTGCGCGAGATTCATGTACGTCTTCTGATTGTTGTGGCGAATTGTGTTCCCCTGCCCGGAAGGATTTCCCGTGCCTCGGCCAAAGACGTTTCCGTCGATGTTCACCAAAGGCGCGTGGATCAACTCCCAGTACAGGTGGAACATCCTCCACCAATTCTCCTCGGTTCGATACTCAACCGAGAGACAGTTATAGTCGAAGAGCAAACACTCATACATCTCCAACCACTTAAAGTTCGAATCAAACTCGACTCCGTCAAGAGCCATAGTATCAGGAACACCTGTCTGCCGGTACCACTCCATGAAGGGATCCTGGAGCCGGTGCCATCCACCATAGAAGGGGACGACACCAACTGCGCTAGGATGTTGCAAGTGAGTGGCGATCAAGCGGCGAGTAGAGTGCAGGGTGTAGCAGAGACTGTAGACAACATGGTTAGTATCCATCGAAGCCGTCGTCCGGATTTTGCCAATATCGAGTTTCGCTGAAGGGCGGATCTCTTCCTTCGTGGCCATGGAGCACAATGACTTCACATAATCCACGGAGACGAGCTCCTCCCAGTACTTGTCGAGAAAGGCTTCTCCCTCAGGACAGCCGTAGTAATCCTCCTTGTAAGGATACTTCAGCGTCAGGGGATACCCGGCCGATTTTCCAGTCTGCAGCCACTCCAGCACATCACTCACCGGAGAGATCTGAGAATCACACATGAACGGCCCAAACTCCCGGAGGTACCAACCCGCAGCCACTTTCAGTGTCTGAGGGCCTCTCTCATCCGGATAAGTCGGGGACTTGTTGTACCGTTTCAGCGATTGCGTCGCCATCGCGAGGGTCTTGGGTGCGACCCTGTACTTGTCGTACCGCGATGGATCGTCTCCAGTCGAACGAATGTAGGCATCTACAACCTGGTCATAGTAATTCGGCTCCTTCTCCTTATAGAAACGGAGCACGCGACCAAGGTGTGGCATGAACTCACCGATGTCACGAGATGAGTCCGGGCCAGCCGTAATTCGCTGCATGTCAGGGGGATACTTCGACAGTATGCGCGAGAGCACACTGTCCCCCCTTACAAGTTTGACTGGTTTGACTTGACCGATTCAGTATCAGACTCAGAGCCGGACTCGGACTCGGAGACGTCGGATTGCTCCTTCGACTCCTCAGTCTTGGCCTCGGCCTTGGCAGCCTTCTCTTTTTCGATCTTACGACGCTTGCGTTCACGGTTCTTCTCCGACGCCGTACGCTTCTTCGGTTGCTCAGTAGGAGCGGGAACCGGGGCGGGCTTTGTCGGAGGCTTAACATCAGGAGGGGTCTGGGGCGGGATGAACGGCTTCGACTCACTAGACTTGGAGCCGGGCACGATGTTCACCTCACGGTGGAGCTTGTCGGAGTAACCGGGATCGATCACGCCGTCAGTCACGACGAGACTCTTCTGAGCGGCTTTGTAGACGCCAGTAGCTTCGTCATGAAACTCCTTACACATGGGATAGAACTTCGGCTTCACGTTCGCGACCGCACCGAGACCATGCCAACCGACCCACGCACCAGTCGCGGCGTCGATGTAGACTCCACCACACGATCCAGAGACAGTAGATCCATCGAAATCGAAGATCTCAATCTGCCCCTTGGTACCCGTGAAGTGGGAGTCACCACAGACGCCAACCGCCACACGGAGCAGCCCACCGAGCATATAGTACAGGGTGAGGATGCGTCCAGTGACGGGACGATCAGGCGTGAACTTGTTGGACTTAACACTCAGCCCTTTTGGCACCGCGCACATGACCATATCAGTTACGAAATTGGACTGCACGAACGGGCCCTCAAGCTTGAACTCCTTACCACCCTGAACTGCGTACACAGCCTGGCAATCTGCCGGCAGGTGCCGGGGCAGATGCAGCTTGCCGTACGCGGGGTAGATGGTAGTTCGCTTGTCGAGCTGGTGGGGAACATCGGGGTTGGGCGAGGTCTTATCAGCAGCACGGCCCTCGAGTAGCACAGGAATAGCGTAAGTTGCGTGTCCAGCTCGCATCTGTTCGAGCTGGTGCAAAGTCTCACGCGCCGACTCCTCAGTACGGGGACCATAATCCGAGTCTTTGACCCGGGTCCCACCTCGCATGACGAAGTTGTTCTGAGTATGCGGATTGTACTCCTTGCCCTTAGGCGCGCGCCACGATGTGGCGTTCGACCGTCCTGGCTTACGCTCGCAGACGCACGGATTACTCTGGCACTGACTGCAAGTTTTAGTCTTGGACGGGCCGACATACGCATCTCGCCAGTCGCGCTTACCGTGGTGCTTCGCAGCGGTCTTTCGGTAAGCAACGCGTTTCCACGCCTTACCAGACTTCTTCGAAGGGCGATCGTTCTCCTCCTCGAGAGGCTCGACCCACTTAGGGCCAGAATCTCCGGGATAGACAGACACCCAGTGCTGCTTTCCACAAATCGAGCACGTTCGGTACTCATACCGGTCATAGACCAAGAGATCGAGCATGCTGCCGCGGGGACGCACGATAACGACAGACATCTTGTCACCGTTCTTTCGCACGTAATCACCCTCGACAACAGACTCCTCACTCAAGTCCTCCGGCGTGGTACCACAGGACAAGGCTTCTTGGACCTGATCCCACGTGAACTCAGATTGGAACACCTCGTCAGCGTCGAACTTCTCGTTACGCACCCGGAAGTGCGCACGAGCCCGTCTCCGACGACGATATTTCTTCACACCCCAGTAGGTACCGCCCAAAAGAGCGGCCAGTGCACCGAGCCAGGCGAGCTGCTCCCAGGCAGACTTCGCACGGTAGGCCTTATAAGCCGATACCGGATGGCGGATGCACGACCATACTGTGAAACCGAGACCCTTAATCCAGGCCCAGGTCCGCGACCACGCAGCAGACGTGGTTCGCGGGCCGATGTAACCGACGCCAGCACGGCTCCCGGGGGTGTTAGCGATCTGCTCGAGGTGCTCGAAAGCTTCAACTCGGGCCTTCACGCCACCAACCGGGAACGCAAGAGGGCGGCCGGGAGCTGGGGGGATCAGTTCGGGGGGAGAATCGTCATCGGAGGAAGACTCCGCCTCCTCAGCATCGGGACTATCCGGAAGAGCTCGATCCCTGTCCATCTGTGGCCAAAGCCTGGGGCCAGGGAGATCATCATCGGAGTCCGAGCTAGATTCGGAGGAGTTGGAACTACTGGAAGAATCATTCTTAGGAGACGGGGGAGCGGCCTCAACCTTACGCCGAGATTTTCGGTCGTGTCGGTGCTTCTTTCGGGGCCGATCATCATCGTCATCATCTTCGAATGACTCAAACAACACACCAATGTCCTTCCACATGTCCATAGCAGTCTTGGCATCGCGGTAGTTGACGAACAGCTCGTGAGCAATCTGCTTCACATCAGCCATTGACGAAAACATTCCGAAACCAGCCAGACCAGCAAAGACAGCGGTCTTCTGGACAGCAGCCCACTTCTTCTCGGCCTTGCGGCGCAGCTTTCGTGCCTTCGCGTCCTCACCACCGCGGGACTCCAAATAGGAGATCCGCTGCGTGTACGCGTAGTACTTCATAGCTGCACTCAGGCCTGCAGTCACGATGACAGCAGCGGCCATCCACTCCCTCGCACTCCACTGGCGCCGAAACGCGTTGCGGATGGAAGTGATGGATGAGCGCACACCATCGGACATGTCGGAAGCGACCTGCTTGGGTGTCCTCTCACCAAGATACGTCCACGCCGTCGTCATATACGAGATAGACGCCAGCATAGCCGCCTGCCCGAGCGAATAGGCGGTCGTGACCCCTCCTGCGAGAAATCCGACCTCCCACCCGAGCCAGGTGAAAGCAATAGTCCAAATCGATAGATTCGCGGCATACGTCATCAGCCAGTCGATCATGGCGGAAGGCGAACCCATTTTGTCTGTGGCGGCAGACTCAGGG